TGTTTGAACAAATCGGACAAGGAGGCGCCGAAGCCGTAGGAGATAGACAAAGTTTGATGAATTTTGTAGAAGACCTGTCTTCCACAACCACACAGCATGAAATGATGAGTGCTGTTATGGGCGAACCATCTTCTACATTTTTAAATATTGTTGAGACTATGGCTGCAACTGAACATCCACAATTTCAAGCTATGTTTCCGAACGGAGACCAAGTAGGCGCCTTTTTTAGAAACATTGGTAATATGATGCCGGCCGATGCTAGAGAAGCAGCGAGAGATGTTCTCGACGAAATGCCGGAAGATAACGGCATGCCAGCAAACCCAACGTTGTGTGCAACACAAGAAGACATTGACAATTTCTGTGCTGTTCGTGCTGGCATTCTTGAAGGTCGCGCCTCTCCTGAACAAATTAGAGCACTCTGCGATCAAACCAGAGACACCTTTAGAAGCGATTTCGAGCAAGTTCAGGACATAATGCAGGGAGGTGTGCCCGCTTTCATTGAAAACAATATGCCGCCGATAATTTCTGAAGATCCAACATGTAACGACGGACTTGTCCCATTTGAGCCTGATGTAATTGCCGCCGCTGCAACTTCTGCAATGGGCGGCACTCTTGAGATTTTGCAAATTGCTTATGCTCATGACATGCTGGGTAACGGCCCCGGAAGAAATAACTGGGGTTTTGTGAACATGATTTTGTCTGATACAATGGGCAATCCGTATACAACGCACTTAAGAAAATCTTTCAACTCTGGTGGCTGGTTTACCAAAAAGAAATATGTGGACTTTTACGTTGAGACGCCAAAACTTGGAGATTTTAAAATTTTTGGTCTTGGTCAAGATGATGAGGATGACCCGCTCAGCAATTTTGCAAAGCCCAAGCGACAGCGTGGAGCATTCCCCACAAAAGTTGCTGGATACTTGCAAACAGAAATGGAATCGGCGTTCAAAGATGCAAACTTTAAAATAAAAAATACCGGAAAAGATGACAAAGTCTTTAACAAAACATTTGATGATTTGGATATCGGTGGGCTTTTTGACGATGTAGATTTGACTGAGCTACCGAACTTCGGCTACAATGTTACAGTTAAGCCAAAATATTCTGATAAGAAGATTCAATTTACTAGAAAGGCTCGTAAAAAAGACTATGATCTAAGATTACAATATAAAGACCGCGCCTATGGCAGAACCGATGGTGGCGCAAACTTCTTGTACGGATTCGATATTGAATTATACACTAACGATATTATAGAAGAAGATGGGCAGTTTTATAATCGCCCAGATGATAACGCTAGAATTATCATTAGAAAGAAAATAAATACAAAATACAAAGGACCCGGCGATGACGAATTGAAAGAAGATGCCGAAGAAAAGGGGAAAGACGATAGCGAAAAGAAAATTTTAAAATATGCAGCGTATGAATTCCTTTCAACTGATGACGGATTGAATTTGAATTCTGATGAATTTGAAGAAAACAATTACAATGAATTTTTACAGGCGATGCAATCACCAGTTTCTTCGACTCCGCCTCAAATAATTTTATTGAATGAAATGATTTCAAATCAAAATGGTGGCGCCCCAGATCTTTCATCGATAAAAACCACCCTCGAATCTTTTTCAAAGAAGATGATCAAAGAGTTTGGTAAATTAATTTATGAAAATCACCGCGCTTTTTATTACGGTGCGACATTTGACAACATCACAGGTCCACAGACAGACTATGGAATGCGTAATCCCGGTGGCACCGGTGCAGAAAATGGCTTTCAGATGATGAAAGATTACTTAGACGATGAGGATATCGATCCGCGCGATGCGCCATTCGGCATGAGCCGCATGCAACACGATGAAGAATACAACAACGGACCTAAAAATAGAGTGTTCTACTTGCACCCATCGTCATATGGCGGCAGAAATATTAGCCCACCTATATATTTTAAACCAGCAGAAAAGGAAGGGTGGCTTGCTATTGTTGATGCTATGTTCCCAGAAATGAGTCCTTGTAAGCCTAATCACACAAACTTGGTAGATTTTGGACAAATTCAAGATATGATCACGCAAACATATAACAAGATCCCAGAAGATAAAAGGCTCAAATTTGATCCGGATTGTGTAACAGAAAAGCCATACAATAGAATTCTAGAACGGAGTTCGAAAGCCGGTATAGAAGGCTTGATTCACGCCGCGTGTCGCATATTTGCTAGCCAGCATTTCCTCAAATCTTTAGCAACTTTCACTGTATTTAAGCCCGACTTTAGAACAAACTTTAGCTCTATTTACGCTGCTTATGTTGTTGAAGTTATGGAAGAAGAACTCAAAGATGCTCAACCTAGTGCCTTCGCAGAGGGATTTAATACCTTCAAGGATGATGAATTTTGGTATGCATTCTTGGAACAATCTGTGCAGACTTACGCTAGAAAGGTTGCAGATGGAGATGTAACACCTTCGGCTTCGGTTGTGCGTGTTTTAGAGAAATTAGAAGAATTTGAGAAAAATTATAATTGGCCTCGTAGACCTCGTTTAAAAAAGGCAAAAGAATTGAAAGAAACTGGTCCATTCAAGACTCTCAAGAATTATCGTTATGAGAGAAACTTGGAAGCTATTAAGGAGTCCGAAGATTTAGCCAAGCTGATTTTAAAAGAGTTTGTGATTGATGAGATGAATTACATGTCAGAAATTTTTATGAGAAATTTGGCCAATGTTGGGCTTGTTGATCCGACGTTAATGATTAATAATTTAGATTATTATATTTTACAAGACCTATCTGTTAACACTAGCCTAGATTTGCATAAGGAAATAAAGGAAGAAGTGGTGGGTTTACCAACTGAAGGAGAAGACTTATACACGAATGGTGATGAATTGTCTGACGTTGATACGGGCGAACCGTACACCGGCTATTACCATGTTCACCAAGACGAAGAAACCGGAGATCCGGTTTACATGGTTGGTTCATTTCACACCGAGGAAGACCATGGAATGTTACGCCCGTTTGCCAACAAGCTTGTAGTACCTATTGGCTCAATAGGACCACTTGGTGATACGATGGGTAGCGAAAGCACCCCCTTTGTGGTCGAGTCCTATATTAAGGTCAATAGCACGTACTATACACCCGATGAGGGCAAAGATGTAGTATTAGCGAATGATCCGTCGTTGAATATTTCAGATGTTTACCCCGGCACTATGACTGTCGACAGGGATCAAGCCGGCGAACCTATTGGTTTAAGTGGAGAACTTGGTGTCAGATATGGACTTAGACTATCTTTCACCTCCGGCGGACAAAAGTGGACCGTAGTAGAAACAGAGATTGATGCCTTAGATCTTCCTATTGGACAGTTCCAGCCGCTTGAGCCAAATAGTAAATTGCTCTTTTGTTTAATAAACAATCTAATTGATGAAGAAAAATACAAGATGCTGACGTCATACATCGTTCCAACCAAAAAGATACTTGCAACAATGGCAATTTATAATGATTTGGGATTTATCCCTTCTATTGGTCAGAATACAAAAGAAATGGATGGTGTTGATGAACATGATGCCAAACCCGGTATGTATGTTGAGGAGGTGACTGAAGATGGCGAGGTAATATTAGGACCCTCTGGTAACCAACTTAAGAACGATGATGGTTCGTGGGCCGACGCCGAAGAGCGGTGGCCGGGATGGTGGAAGGGCAATGGGTTCTTTGGGCTTCATTTTGATAAGTGGGATCGTAGAAATCTTTCTAAATCAAAACCAAGGCTTAAAAGATTATTTAAAAACTACTACAACCAAAGAGATTTTGACGCTGGTGATCCCGGTCGAGTCGGTCAAACTGCAATTGCTGGGATGACCGAAGCATTTAGATTTTCACCGGGAGAAAGACATCTTCCTTGGTTTAAGAAGTTCCTTTTGCGTTCCAATCCTTTCGATAAGAACGGAAACATGTGCAAAAAATAATATTGTCGAGTATTTATTAAGAGGTATAAATTATGTCTTCTTTTGGTGTAGCGCTCCCACTAGTCAACGATTCAGGCGATGGCTTTAGGATGCTTAAAAAAGTCAAAGAGGTTATTAAGCAAAATCTTAAAATGATTGTTCTTACTATTCCCGGTGAAAGAGTGATGGATCCCGAATTTGGAGTTGGCATTAAGCAGTATTTGTTTGAAAATTTTGGACACGGTACTTTTCAGAATATTGATAATGCGATTCGCACTCAGGTATCCAAATATTTGCCATCAATATCAATAACTGAAATTAGCTTTGGAGAATCTGGCACTGATGAAAATATATTAGGTATTTATATTTCTTATTCAATACCCACAATAGCGGAAACAGATTTGCTAGAATTTACTATTTAAATAACAAAAGGAGCGGATTTTTTAGATGCCCGATGATCAGAAAAAAATAATACCAATAAACTACACTAGTCGAGAATACACATCTATTCGAGATGATTTATTGGAAATTGCAGAAAGATATTATCCTGATAATTTTCAGGATTTTAGCGAAGCTTCTTTTGGTTCTTTGATGATTGACGCGGTTGCGTACGTCGGAGACCAACTTTCATTTTACCTAGATTACAATGTTAACGAGTCATTTCTAGATACTGCTTATCAATACAACAACATTATCAGGCACGGACGCGTCTTGGGCTATAAATCCCAAGGAAGAGCTTCTACATATGGACAAGTCACACTTTATATATTGGCACCGGCCCACGCCACCACACTTGGTCCTGATGAGAATTACTTACCAGTATTAAGAAGAGGCGCCCGATTTGTTAGCGACACCGGCGTAAACTTTTTGTTGACCGAGAACGTAGATTTTGCAAATCCTAAGAACAGAGTAGTGGTAGCAAGAACCGATGGTGACACGGGCGCCCCTACATTTTATGCTATTCGCGCCTTCGGAAACGTTGTTTCTGGTGTTTTTGAACAAGAAGAAATCGATGTTGGTGTGTACGAAAGATTTAAAAAAGTACGCCTCCGCGCCCCGAATGTCTCCGAGATCGTATCTGTCACTGATTCGCAAGGTAATGAATATTTTGAAGTTGATTATTTAGCTCAAGATATTATATTCAAAGAGATTGCCAATAGAAACTTTAAAGATGACAACGTACCATCAGTACTTCAGCCAATGCTAGTATCGAGAAAGTTTGTTACTGAATTCGATAGAGATGGTGTTTCTTTGCAGTTTGGTAGTGGTAACGAAGCAGAGTCTAACGTACTCGTTGAGCCGCAAACCGTTGCACTTGATATTTTTGGAAAAGATTATGTCACTGATACAACTTTTGATCCTTCAAGGTTGCCGTCTAATCAGAACTATGGCATTTCCCCATCCAATACAACATTAACTGTAGTTTACAGAACTAGCAACCCCTTAAGTTCAAATATCTCTGCTGGTCAATTAAATAGCGTAGGTAGAGCAGCTTTTGATTACAAAGATCGTTCCGCATTGACAAGCACCACCGTACTGACAGTTAATAATTCTCTTGAAGTTTCTAATGAAAAGCCAATTGTTGGAGATGTTACCTATCCAAATTCTGACGAAATCAAGCAAAGAATCTATGATACGTTCCCTACTCAAAATCGAGCAGTAACACAAACTGATTACGAA